TGAACCATCTCTTGAGAGCAAGTCCCTTCTTTGTCTTACGAACAGCCATTATGCCAACACAGTTTTCTTTCTCTTCTTGCCCTCGACCATACCACAGCCTCTAGCAATAATTATATTACCGCCATTCTTAAAACCCCTTGGCAAAGCTCTTTTCCTTGGCTGATCTGCCTCTATAGTTCCACCCATAGCTTTTTTCTTTGTAGACTTTCCGTAGTTGGCTGCTCCAACTTTCCTACATTTTGCAATGGCTCCTGATGCATACGCTGAAGGAAAAACCCTATAGCGAGCTTTTACCTTGTGGTAACATGCATCTTTTTTACTTCCAGACTTTGACACTTGCTTCTCCATGTTTGATCGTCTTATTGTCATATGTTGCACTCCTTCTGATGAAGTCTTCCCAAAGAGGCTTCAGCATCTCATTGTTCTGCTCAATCTTTACAGACATAACCTCTGTTCTTTTGTCCACAGTAATCAATGTGAACGCCATCCAAGACAAAACACCAAAGACTCCCATTGTGGTAACGCCTAATAATACTTCTTTCATCAACACCTCCACCGTCTTCTAGCTTGTCGCAAACGGCTATTTGGATCTTTTGCCGCTTTTGGAAACTTCTTCATTTGACCTGCACTTCTAGCACAAAACGACTTGCGTCTTGCTTTATCTTTAGCTGTTAAGTTTTTCTTCTTCGTAACAGCCGTTCTAAGTTTACTACCAGGGTTCTCTCTACGATATCGAGCCACACCTGCCTTAGTCATCCCCGCTCCTTTTTTAGTGGAGCGGAAATACTTCTTAGTCTTTGGCGGTTGTTTATCTCGCTTACGCTCAGCCATAGTTCTTACGCATGGCTAAAATAACAGTGTATGTATCTGTGTTATCGTGACCAACCGTTGTAAACTGGATGTCTCCAGTTTTACCACTACCCGCATTGTTTGTTAAACCACCAAAAGATCTATAGTCGTGATGTCCACTTTGATTTTCGCCAAGCTGTATAGCTAGAACGTCAGACGTAGCATCAAACAAAATGCTTACTTTCATTCCAGTACACTGCCACCAGATCTGCTCAATCGCAACTCCAGTGCATGTGGCTCCATCAATGCCTTTAGCTAACGCACTAACGTCCACTTTGGTAACAGCACTTTCGCCCGTGCCGTCACTAATGTTAGTGAATTTCATTACGATCTTATTAGGACCTTCGACTATTGTTTGTGAGGCTACTGCATCAGCCATTTAGACCTCCCTTAGTATACTGAGTATTCTAGCTCAACTGTAAACCTACCTGCTGTGATGTCTGCATTTACTGTAGTTGTAGCTCTCGCATACAACGCGGTATTAGCAATAGGTGCACTCACATTTGGTTCAAACACATGAAAGTTTCCTGCTGTGTTATTAAAGTTGATATCAATCTCAGTTATTGATAGAGCTGCAGACAATGTTGTAGAGAAGGCTGCAACACCCGCCCCTACGATTTCAGTGCCTGACACAGCTGCGTTTGTCGCTGTACCAGAAGTAGCACTTAATGCTAGATTTCCTGCTAGTGTTTGACCCGCTGCTGTTGTGATTCCAATCACTGCCTTATGAATAAAGAACTTAGACGCTGTTACAAGATCATCGGGATGATCTGTGTTTAAAGTTCCTAACTCTACAAGACAGTCTCCATCTGCATACGCTGTACTCGCTGCATTTGTAGCAGCTAGAGTTCCTGCAAAAGTCTGGATCTTTCGTGAACCTAAAGAAATAAGCTGTCCTGTTGAATTTACTGAAAAACCAGTTTCAGTTACAGCACCAGTGGTGGTGCTTTTGTTGATGGTTTTGAAGCCACCTTCAGATCTGACTGGACCTGAAAAAGTTGTATTAGCCATGTGATTCTCCTTGTCTTGGCAAATGTCAGTCACTTGAGATGACTGTCAAGGTTAATTAAATAATACTAAATTACTTTTACACAAAAATAAAGGGCGATTTTACTCGCCCTTTAAAGTTGGGAGGAAGAACATGAAGCCTAGGCTCCAGGTGACCCGAACACACATCTAGGATCTGAGAAACCGAAGGAATATCTCTCACGAGCCTTATAACGCATGTTGCCTGTATCGAAGTCAGCCTCCATGTTAGTTGAAAGAGGTGTTCTCTCGAAGTGTAAGAAAC